CGCCCCCGACGTCGTCCACCTCGTCGTCCTCAAGGCCGCCCGCCGCGAGTACGAGAACCCGCAGGGCATCGCCCAGGAGACCTACGGCGAGCACACCGTCGGCAACACGGAGACGTCCGGCGTCTACCTGACCGCCCGCGAGATCGCCCAGGTCCGCCGTGCCGCGACGGGCCGCTCCGGCGGCTTCGTCGGCACCATCCGCACGCCCAGTGCATACGGGGAAGGAGACACGACGTGAGCCAGCCCCCCGAGCCGCGTAACGCCGTCATCGACGGCGTCGTCCACCTCGTCTCCGTCGACGCCCTCACCGGTGTCGTCGGAGAAGCCCTCCCCTGGGTCGAGCTGGAGGACGTGCCGTGAGCCTCGCGCGCCCCACCCGAGCGCGCCCGGTCTACCGCCTCCGCCCCGGCACGGCCCTCGACTACGACGGCGACCCCGTCGAGTCCTGGGACGAGCCGGAGCGGCAGCGGCTCCGCGGCGCTGTCGTCCACGACGTCACGTCGTCCGAGAAGGACGGCGTCGTCACCCGACTCACCGAAGGCGAGCGCCTCCTGCTCGTCCCTTCGGCCGCCGACCTGCACCGCGACGACCGCGTCGAGATCTCCGGCGAGGTGTGGCGCGTCGACGGCGACCCCGTCGTCCGCCGCAGCGAGTCCATGGGCACCTTCACCTCCGCCCAGCTCGTCCGCTTCACTGCCTGAGAGGAGCCCCATGGCCCGCAACCAGCTCCGCCTCGACAGCCCCGGCATCCTCGAGGTGCTGAAGTCCGCTGACGTCGCCGCCCTCGTCGCCGACACCGCCGACAGCGTCGCCAGCAACGTCTCTGAGACGGTCCGCAGCGGCGAGCCACTCCCTGTGAAGGTCGACACGTACACGACCGACCGTGCCGCCGCCGGCGTGACGCTTGCACACCCCGCAGGCCTCGGCATGGAAGCCAAGCACGGCACGCTCAGCAAGGCCGCTGCGGCTGCCGGCCTCGAGGTCAGGAGCAAGAAGTGACCGGCCTCGTCTTCCCTGACGCCCGGCTCGTCACCCGCGACGTCCTCCGCACGCTCCTCGCCGCCCGCCCCGAGCCAGAAGCCCAGGGCGTCACGGTGAGCACGAAGCCGGCCGACCCCCAAGGCCCGCGCCCCTACGTGCGTGTCCAGGTCGACGGCTCGAGCCGCACGCCACGCCTCAACGGTCAGCAGGCCGTCCGCCTCTCCATCTGGCACCGCGACGAGGGCCTCGGCTTCGCGCTCGCCCGCCTCTGCGAAGCACTTCTCCTCGGCGCCCACGCCCCCGGCGTACGCAGCTTCGGCGACCGCACGGGCCCCCTCCCCACCGAGGACCCCGACACGGGAGAGCCCCTCTCCTACCTCACCCTCACCGCTCGGCTCGTGCCGGAGCAACTCGACTGATTGGAGCGACTCCCATGGGAGAAGCCAAGAACACCGCCCAGTGGCAGGGAGCCGACGTCTACATCGCAGCCGTCGACACCGAAGGCCCCGACGACGTCACCACCGCCTGGGGCGCTGCCTGGGAGGCCGCTGGCCTCCTCGACGGCGCTGAGGGCTTCACCGAAGGTCGCGACGAGGACACCTCCGAGTCGTACGCCTGGGGTGGCATCCTCTACCGCCGCACGAAGTCCAAGCACAAGCGCACCTTCAAGTTCGTCGCGCTCGAGGACAACAAGGCCACCTTCCGCCTCGTGAACCCCGGTTCCGAGCGCATCACCGTCGGCGGCGTGCGCACCTCGCGCATCGTCGTCCCGACGACCGACGCCTTCGCCATCGGCTTCGAGCTGCGTGACGGCGGCCGCACCAAGCGCCGCATCGTCAAGCACGCCGAGGTCTCCGAGATCGGCGAGGTCAAGGAAGGCGAGGAGGACCCCACGGTCTACGAGATCACCGTCCTCATCTTCCCCGAGGAGGACGGCACCCTCTACACCACCGTCGAGACCGACCCGACGGCCGTCGTCTAGCCCTCCCCTGAACCGGCGAGGGAGCGTCCGCGCGGGACGCTCCCTCGTCTCACACCCATGCCCGCGCACCTTTCCGACCCGCGCTAGGAGAACCCCGCATGACCGCACGCAAGAGCCCCACCGCCGCCGAAGCACTCGGCGAGCACGTCCCCTTCACTTTCGCCGGCGTCGACTACAGCGTCACGCCGACCAGCCAGTGGCCCTTCGAAGCCATCGAGGCGTTCGAGGACGGCAAGGTCGCTACCTTCCTCCGCCTCGTCCTCGGCGACGACCAGGTTGCAGCCTTCCGTGCAACCAGTCCGACCGTCGCCACTCTCCTAGAGCTCGTCGTCGAGCTCCAGAGCGTGCTCGGCATCTCGGGAAACTGAGCGAGCTCGTCGCGCTACTCCGCGACGACGCTGACGTCGTAGAAGCCGACCTCCAGCGCTTCTACGGCGTCGACCTCGCGGCCTACTGGCGCGGCGAGCTCTCCCTCCGCCGCTTGTCCGTCCTCGTCTCTCGGCTCCCCGCCGATTCTGAGACGGCCCGCAAGCACGCCGACGTCCCGCCTGACTGGACGGTCGAGGCCATCCTCATCGCCGATCTCTGGTCCGCGTGGACCGGCAAGCCCCACCCCGCACTTCCGAAGCCCAAGAGCGCCAGCACGCGCTACGCCAGCCTCCGCGCTCGACTCGAAGAGCAGCGCGCACGGCTCGCCCCCTCCGCCGCCGAGGCCTGACCCACACGGGTCGGCCCGGCGGCTTCTTCGTTCTCGCCTGAGGAGGCCCCGTGTCCAATGTCGGCTTCGCCACCCTGACCATCATTCCGTCGGCGAAGGGCTTCGGCTCGGCGCTCTCCGGCGAGGTCAACCCCGCCATGAGCCGTGCCGGTGCCGACGGCGGCGGCTTGTTCGGCAAGGGCCTCATGCCCTCCGTCGGCAAGCTCGCCGCCGGTGCGGGCGCCCTCTTCGCCGCGGTCGGCGTCGGCGGCTTCTTCAAGGACGCCGTCCAGGGCGCCGCCAACCTCGAGCAGAGCGTCGGCGCGATCGAGACCGTCTTCAAGAGCGCCGCACCTCAGATGCTCGACTGGGCCTCCACCGCGGCGACGTCGGTCGGCCTGACCAAGAACGAGTACGCCGAACTCGGAACGCTCATCGGCACCCAACTAAAAAATGGTGGAACAGCCATGGACGAGCTGGCGCCCAAGACCAACAACCTCATCGGCCTCGGTGCCGACCTGTCGTCGATGTTCGGCGGCTCGACCGCGGACGCCGTCGGCGCCCTGTCCTCCGCCCTGAAGGGCGAGCGCGACCCGATCGAGAAGTACGGCGTCAGCCTGAACCAGGCCGGCGTCGACGCCAAGGCTGCCGAGCTCGGCTTCACGAAGGTCGGCGGCGCCCTCTCGGCGGAGGCCAACCAGGCCGCGACCCTCGCGATCATCATGGATCAGACGGCCGACGCGCACGGCAACTTCGCCAGCGAGGCCGACACCCTCTCTCACAAGCAGCAAGTCCTCAACGCCATGTGGGAGGACGGCAAGACCCGCATCGGTGCGGCCCTCGTGCCCGCCATCTCCGGTCTCGCGTCCATCCTCATCAGCGTCCTCGGGCCCGCCCTCACCGGCGCCGAGACCGGCATCAAGACGGTCATCGACGTCGCGGCCGGCATCTACTCCATCCTCGGCAAGGGCGACTTCAAACCCTTCGCCGGGCTGCAGGAAGACAGCGGCTTCGTCGACTTCCTCTTCACGATGCGCGAGACGGCACAGTCCACCATGGCTGGCGTAGGTGGCGCGTTCTCCACACTCGCTCCCTACCTGGCACCCATAGGCGCGGTCGTCGGCGGGCTCGCCCTGAACTTCCTGCCGTTGCTCGGCATCGGCAGCAAGCTCGCGACGGCGTTCGCGCCAGTCATGGCGACCATCGGCAAGATCGCGCCCCTCTTCCGGGTCGCGCTCGGCCCCGTCGGCCTCATCATCGGCTTGCTCGGCGCCCTCATCGCCAGCTCCCCGGAGCTGCAGGGCCAACTCATGAGCCTCGTCACTCTGGTCGGCTCCTCGCTGACGCCGATCTTCGCCACGCTCGGCAGCGCGGTCTCGCAGCTCCTCCCGGTCATCACTGGCGCGCTTGGCACGCTGGGCCCGGTCTTCTCGAGCCTGCTCGCGACGCTGGCGCCGGCCCTGGGCATGATCGTCGGCCTCATCGGCGAAGTAGTCGCCGCCGTCATGCCGCTCGTGTCGAGCCTGCTCTCGCAGCTCGTCCCGGTCATCGTGCAGCTCGTCGGCGCAGTGCTTCCGCCGCTTGTTGCGATCTTCTCTCAGATCGCCGCCGCGCTCGCGCCGCTCATCGTGATGCTCATCAGCACGCTCGTGCCGGTCTGGTCTTCGGTGATCAGCGCGATCCTGCCCGTCATCTCGACGCTTGCGGGGCTGCTCATCCCAATCATCCAGGCGCTACTCCCAGTCGTCACGACGGTCTTCGGAGTCATCGCGGCCGTCATCACCGCAGCACTGCAGGTAGTCCAAGGCGTCATTCAGGTCGTCACCGGCGTCATTTCCGGCAACTGGTCTCAGGTCTGGGCGGGGCTCGGCAACATCGTCGGTGGGGCCTGGAACCTCATCAAGTCCGTCATCATGGGCGCGCTATCGATCGTGCAGTCGGTCATCAGCGCAGCCCTCAGCCTCATCGGCTCGCTCTTCTCCTCGGCCTGGAATGGGCTGACCGGCATCGTCTCCGGCGCCTGGTCCGGCATCACCGGTGCCATCTCGTCCGGCGTCTCATCGGCCGTGTCCTTCGTGAGCAGCCTCCCCGGAAAGATCCTCTCGGCTCTGTCGGGTCTCGGCTCGCTCCTGGTCTCGGTCGGAACGAACATGATGCAAGGCCTCATCGACGGCGCGAAGTCCATGGCCGGGAAGATCGCCTCGGCGGTCCTCGCGCCCATCAAGGACGCCGTCGACGGCGTGAAGGGCTTCCTCGGCATCCACTCGCCCTCGCGCCTCATGCGCTCGATCGGTGTCTTCACCGGGCAGGGCATGGCGATCGGCCTCACGTCGACCGCGGGCCTCGTCGCTCGAGCCTCCGGTGCGCTCATCCCGACCGTCCCGACGATTCAGTCGCCGGATGCGGCCGACGCCGCGACGTCCCGCGCGCGCATCGACGGCGCTGGCCGGGCCCCCGCAGGTGGCGACCAATTCAACATCTACGAAGCCGTCTCGGCGGAGGCCACCGCTCAGGAGGTCGCTCGCCGCAAGAAGGGACAGGACGCCTAATTGTTCACCGTACAAGCGGGCGACCTGCCCCTCTTCGGCACCGACGAGTTCGGCGTCCTCTGGGGCGTCAGCGATGTCGAGGGGTGGGGCCCGACCGGCTCCACCGCCTCGCAGACGCAGCGGCCTCGCCAGTCCGGCGCGTGGTCGGGCGCCAAGCTCGCCAAGGCGCGGGCCGTGACCGTCACCGGCGGCTTCACGGCCCCCACGCCGGCAGCAGCCCAGGACGCCCTCGACCGGCTCGGCTCCGCGATCAGCCGTGCCGAGTTTCCGCTCACCATCACCGAGACGACGAGCCCCCGATGGGGTCTCTTCTACCAGACGGGCGAGCTCATCCCTGTCTGGGTCAACTCGACCCAGGTCGACTGGTCCTTCCAGGTCGCCTCGGACGACTGGCGGAAGTTCGGCACCGATCTCGACGCCGACACCACGCTCCCCAGCACCTTCGGCGGCCTCATCATCGCGCCGATGTCCGGAGGCGCCGACCCCGAGTACATGACCGCCGAGCAGGCCAACGCCGCGGCCAACACTCAAGGCCGACGGCTGACAGCCGCAGGCGGCGAGGACTACTACGACGTCCTGACAGCGGCCGGCCAGCCAGCCACCGAGCAGTACCTCACCGCGTCGTCCCCCGCCACGGGCGGGCTGACCGTCGCCTTCACTGTCGACGCGACGACCGTCACCGGCCAGGTGTCGCTCGTGAACCCCGGCAACGAGCCCGGCCCGGTGCGCCTGCGCATCGACGGCCCGTGCGTCGGCCCGGTCATCACACACGTCTCCACCGGTGCGCAGCTCGTCTTCTCGTCCTCGCTCGTGCTCAACGCCGGCGAGTGGCTCGAGGTCGACATGGAAGCCCGCACGGTCCTCGCCAACGGCCAGTCCTCACGTGCCGGCTGGATCACCTCTCGCGGCTGGTCGCAGTTCGACCCCGGCCGCAACACGTGGTCGTTCACCGCCGCGTCCTTCACCCCCGCCGCTCGCCTCACCGTGACGGCGACGCCTTCCTGGAAGTAGGTCCTCATTGACTAACCGACTCTGGCCCGCAGACGCCGTCGGCGGCTCCCCGGCCTACAGCGGCCGGGCCCTTCGCCAGACGCAGTCGCCCTTCGTCGCCGGCGCCACCGCCGCCCGCCCCCTCGGCGCTCGATCCGGCGTCCGCCCGGGCACATCGACCGGCACCGTCAACGCCACGTCCACGACCTGGTACTGCAACCCCCACGCCGGCGTCCTCGACGTGCAGACCGCCGCCGAGGCGGGACCGTACACCTACGCCGTCGACTCGACGGTCTCCGGCGCCATCGTCGCGTCCAACGCTTCGAACCCCCGCACCGACATCGTCTTCGCACAGGTCACCGACGCCGCCGAGGACGGAGCCGCGCCCGGGCAGGCCCCGGTCGTCACGATCGGCTACCTCGCCGGCACCGCCAGTGCGTCCGCCCCGGCACCGGCCGCCCCTGCCCGGTCCATCGTCCTCGCCCGCATCAACGTGCCGAAGACGGGTGGCGGCAACCCGACGGTCACCTGGGT